GGGCGGCGGCTGATTTCTTGCCCTGCCACCGGGGCACCAACAGCTCGTAATCCTCTGCGAGGGAGGCGTACCACGTTATCTGGGCGGTGGTTACTCCTCCAGGGATCGCTGTTCGGACCGGTGAGAGACACGTGATGGACAACTGCCACCAACCCCCTTCCTGAGGGGTCGAAAGTGGGTTGGCGTCGTTGCAGCTGAAGAAGGGTAGGACAAAGTGAACATCCGGGCTAGCAGCCGCGTGGATAAGAGCGGCGTGCTCCATGGCCAGGCAGTTGCCTATCCAGTTGTCCACCGGAGCGGGGCCCATGTCAATCCCTGACCGCGGCTGGGCACTAACCACGTAGGCTCCGGAGGCGTTACCGGGAAAGTTGACGATCCCCCGGACGACAAGACCCGCTCTAAACCAACTCCAATTGGCCACTCGTGCGGCCAAAGCTGGGTTGGCCATGAGTAGCTGCAGGGGATTGAGAGTCTGGAGATGTACCCCCGTCGCTTGAAAAGGCGTGTCGGCGGACGAGAGAGTACTCGTCGCTATGCGCACAGGACGCACAGGAAAATCACCAAGGTTGGAGGGGACCAGCGCTCCAAACGTGTCGAACGTACGGGCGGAGGACACCTCGAGTTGCGGACCCAGCTCCAACGCCACCACATCCTGAGTGGCAGACACCTCAGTGGTGACGTCGGTGTCAGCGGAGGCGGGAGCTGGAGACAGATCTAAAGAAGGGGTCGCACTGGACCCAGCATTACTAGAAGAATGGTTCATATGAGTTGTGTTGCCCTGGAGTTCAACCCCTTCAGGCGCGGGGGGCGGGGAGATTTTGGTTATGGAACTCCCATCATGCACTGCGGATCGGTCCATCCAATCCGTGTACACACCATCCACGTACGCGCGCATACACGCGTCGTAGTCCTTCACCTCGATGTCTGGAAGCACAGCGCGGGCTAGCTTGACCCACGCCATCCACCGTTCACGTCCGTGCAGCACAGCGTACCGCAGGGCAGCGCTCATGAGCTCTCTCTCGTGATCAGGGGGGGACAGCGAGCTTTTTCCCCGGAACAGCACCATTTTCACGATACTACTCTCATCCAGCGGGGCGCACCAGCACCGATACTCGGAATCATACCGGAAATGGCGTTTTAAGTATGTGAGCTGCTCGAGTTGCATAGGGCGGGGGATCGCATTCTTCGCACCATCCGTCAACCGGAATCCCGTAATCTCTGAAAAACGTACGCAGAAATCCTCCGGAAGGGGATCGTGAGTGCCAGCCACGCAATCATCGCCATAGAGGCGGATCCACAGGTTCGGGAAGTTCACCTTAATGGAAACTAGCAGAAACATCAGAGACATGGCGGCGCTGTTGAGCTCCACTGTGACGTCGTTTCCCGAGGGATTCCAGAACGGGGTGAAGAGGTCCCCCTTGATGTCGACGATCGCCTCCTTCAGCGCCATCACCAGGGCCCAGGCCTCCCAAGCGAGCTGCTCACCAGCACTCCACAAGGTGAGCTGGTAGAACACGTGCGCCACCCCATCCCAAAGCTGCGGCGTCCACATCTTATCGACCTTCTCAGCATCCATGTCATACAGATAGGAGAAGCGGAGGGCCCATTGTACCACGTCCTCGCAAGCCCGGCTCCCAAGGTCCACTCCTACGTCACACTGGGCAGCCTCCCGGGACGCGCGAAAAATACGCTTCACCACCACGAACCGTTTCTTCGCACAAAAATTGAACGCAGCCGACAAAATGCAGAAAATTCGGGCCACCTTCCCCGTTTTTAGAATCTCATCCTTCTGGGTGGCCTCAACATACAGCCGCGGGATCTCCCGCCTCGCTAGGCACGCCTCCAACTCATCAACTTGCGCCGCGAACAACGGGGACATCTCGGCATTATCCCGGTCCAAGTGAGCCACCTTGGGCCCGTACACAGGCGGGCCCATGGAGGTCTTCACG